TGTCGAACCCAAGGCCGAACCCGTGGCGCTGACCATGCGCCGGTTCGCCAGGCAGATCGGGGCTGTGGACTAACGCGGCGCTTCTCTTCGCACCTTAGCGCATCGCGCCACCGCGCCGCGCGTCGCGCCCGAAAGGGGAGAGGGAATCCGGTTCGATTCCGGTCGCGGGCGGTTACCCCCTCACGGCTTAGCCGGCACCGGCACCCCACCCAGCGCCGCGCAGGCCGCCACCACGGCCGGATGCACCAACGCCGCATCGGCCGCCGCCACCTTAGCCGCATCGCCCCCTGCGGCCGTCCCAACCGCCACCGCGACGGGCTGAACGGTGCCGGATACCAGACACGCGGACTGGATCGCGGTTGTGGTGCGGGCGGCCTGTTCCGGCGTGCAGGCGGCGAGTAGGACGAGGCATGCAAGAGCGCGGGTCATTTCGTGGGCTCCGGTTGTTTGGGGTCTTTGGACGCGCTGCCGCTGCTGCTGCCGATCCAGTAGCCGGCGGCAAGGGTGACGAGGGCCTTGAGGGTTTCGGCTAGGTCGGCGTCGGGTTTGGGCGCCAAGCCCAGCACGACGGCGCCATACAGGCCGAGGACCACGACGGTGACGAACGCGGAGCCTAGGAAGCGGCGGTCGAGCATTGCGTTCCGTCCTCAGGTTGGGTTATGGTTGACGGGCTGCGGCGGCGTGGACGAACACGCACCGAAGCGGCAGTAGGTTGTGTCAGGGCGGGTTGCAAATACCCAAGATTTGGGGATCGTCCCCCCAAAGCGATAGGTTCCATGACACATGCCGGTAACCAATCCGGCCCGCAGCACATCACTTCCTCTGACCATCAATCGTCCGCTCGATGCGATCCAGCGCCCGGCGCATATCCTCCTGCGACGTTTTCAGCGCAGCCAGCGCCTCGCCGACCCGCGTTGCCTCGATGACGGCGGTGCGCGCCTCGACGTTGGACAAGCGGTTGTCCATTTTCGATGCGTACCAAATGCCGCCCGCGATCTGCGCCGCCAACATCAGGATGATGGAAACATTAACGCGCTTATCCAAGTGCCACTGCCCCGGTTCGATGGGCGCGGCATCAGGTGCCGTAGCAACATTCATAGCACAAATACCATTTTTGAAGCACCCCCGCGAGGCTGGTATTGACGATTGTTTGACGGAATATTAATGGCCAACCGCCAACCAAGTAAAACTGCCCGACTGTCCGGTGCCGCCGTAAACGCTGAATCCGGTTGTGGCATAGGTGCCGCGATCCGGCCCCGGAGGATAGGAACTATGCGTCGCGCCCGACGTGGCGAGCGTCACAAAAGCCTCAAGCGTGGCTGTGGGGAATGGTGCGGCATAGGTGACGCTTCCGGCCCCGGCCGTGTAGGTGCCGCTGCCCCATTTCAGGATCAGCCCGTTGGGCAGCGTGGCGGTGCCAGGCGTCGCCAGCGTGGCGGGAAATTGGCTATAGTTCAGCAGTTGCGTCCCGGTGGTGCCGTTCGCCGCCGTGGCGGTGCTGGTGATCGTCAGGGTGCCGGTGACGGTGCTGTCGCCGGTGATGGTGGCGCCATCGGCCGCGACGATCACGCCGCCGCCCGTCACGGTCACGCCGCCCTTGCTCACCAGCACCGCATCCGCGATCCCGAGCGTGCCGGAAATGGCGCTGTTGCCGATCACCGCCATGCCGCCCGCGCTCACGGTCAGCCCGCCCGCCGTGACCGTCAGGCCGCCCTTGGTGACGGTGGCACCGTTGCCCACGGTCAGCATCGTCCCGACCGTCGCCGCGCCCGTGGTGGTCATCGTGGCCAGATTGGAGATAGAGTAGCCGCCCCAGTTCCAGTTGCCTGTGATTGGGGTCTGGCCATCCGCCGCCGTGCTGGCGGTGAGCGCGGCGGCGATATCGGTCTGCACCGTGTTCATGCCGGGTGCGTCGATCGTGGTCCCGTTTTGGAACGGGGCCGGCGCGGGCAGGGTGTAAACTCCAGAACCTGACCGGGGCATTAGATGGTCTCCTTGTGGCGTTTGGCGTTCGGCATCATCGGCCCATTGGCCCTGGCAATTGCTTTGGGCTGGGCGTGGGGATGGCTAGGCCAACCCTAGGAATCTCTCGTGCGCTCGCCCCCACGACGGCATCGCGCAGGCGTTCCGGCATGGTCTGCTGGAAGTAGAGCATCGCCCGTTGCAGGCTCTGCGGGCCGGCGTCCTGCACCAGTTGCGCGGCAAACTTCGGGTCGCGGATGGCATGCACCAGCATTTCCCGCATGGCCTGCTCCGGCGCCCGCGTGATCCACCCGGCGATGGGGCCGAGGTTGCCCAACGACTGCGCCAGCGGGTTCTGCGGGTCGATCACGCCATTGGTCAGACGGGCGATGAAGTTGCCCACGCTGAGGTTCTGCGCCGTGTCAGAACCCCGCGCGCGGGCGGTGTTGACCACGCTCGTTTCCGCGAAGTCGGCCACCAGCTTGTCCAGCACCTTGCGCTCGGCACCGTCAAACAGCACATCTGCCACCGCCTTGTTCTTCTCCCACCAGCGGGTGAACTGGGCCGGGGAAAGCTGGCGGCTGATGTTGCCGGCCGCGTCGGCGATATCGCTGGTGGTGCGGGAGGCGCCGGTCATGTTCTCCGCGAACTGGTCGCGCATGGCCTGGCGCATCGTCTTGATGCTGGCCGTCAGTTCCTCGGTGGGCATCCGGGCCGCGCGGGCATCGTCCAGCGCCTTGTATCCAGCCTCCAGCACCTGGCGCGCAGCCTGCGGCGTCTCGATCGCCTTCTTGATCGCCACGTCGGAGGTGATCATGGGGGCGCCGAACTTGTCGGTGCGCAGGATCGCCCCGGTGGCGGCGGCCCCGGCACTGTCGCGGCCCAACGCCTCGCCCATGGCCCTGCGCTGGGCTACGGCTGCCATCCAGCGCGGGTCGGACATTTCCTCCTCAATGGCGTTCGACACCGCGCCCGCCGCCGAGGAAAGCCGCTTGTTGCCCGCCACCGACGCCTGCCCGGCGATCTCGCCCAAGCGGCTGCGGATGTTCTGCGCCTGATCGACGTTGAGCGTGCCAAGCTTGCCGATATCGTCCAGCACGCCTTGCAGCTCGGGCGGCACACCGGGGCCTCCGCGCTTGGGATCGAAGATGCTCAACGCGCCTCCCACCCGCCCCATGATGTTGCCGGCCGGAACCTGCGTCGTGCTTCGGTCGCGGGCGATATCGAAAAGCTGATTGGTACGCGCCTTCATCCCCCCCTCGGCCGCGTCCAAGCCGGCCCGCACGGCATCGCCCCGCGCGGTGACGTTCGGCGCCTTGCCGCGCTGCAACGCCTCGGCCGTGGCCAGCCGCACGGCATTGCGCTGGGCCTCCACGTCCCGGATCGCCGTCGCGGGCGACATGACGCCGGGCGCCGTCTGCGCGTCCGACCGGAGGCCGCTTTCCAGCAACAGCATCTGCGGATCGCGCGCCGCCACACCGGACGTAACCGGCGAGCCCGGCAGCCGCCGCGCGCCATCATCCGCGCCTGCCGTCAGCCGCGCCGCCAGCGTCTCGGGATCGCTGGAATTGCGCAGCAGCGCCTCGCCCACGATCTTGCGCCGCCCGGCATCGCTGAACGGCTGCGCAAGCGCCGAGATGCCCCGCCCGGCCATGGACGCCACCGTGGGCAGCACCGCACCCGCCACGCCACCGGCCAGCGCCGCGCCGAACTGCTGCGCCGGGCTCGCGTCACTCTCCCGCGCCGCCCCGCCGGCCAGGCCGCTCCCCGCCGCGCCTGCAACCTGCGACACCGGGGCCGCCGTCAGGGCCTGCCCGATGGTGCCGATCGCGCCCTTGCCGCCGGCCAGCACCGCGCCCGTTCCCATGCTGGGGATCATGCTGGCGACGTTGCGGCCAACATCCGACCGCAGCCGTTCGCCGCGCGTCTCCGGGGTAGGGAGCCCGAGCGCGTCCCCGACCTTCGGCAGCAACTCCGACGACGACGGCGCAATGGGGATATCGGTGCCGGCGATGGCGTTGATGCCCCGCGCGATCGTCTTGCCGGGGAACATCAGCGCGTCATAGGCCATGCCCGGCAACTGCCCGACACCCTCGATTGCGTCGCGGGTGCCGAGGCCGAGGCCGCGCGTGAAGCGTTCGCCCAGGGATGGTTCCGGGGCCTTGGCGCTCCCATGCTGCTTCTGCGCATAGGCCAGCACCTCGTCCTGCGTCGCGCCGTCCGGGGCGGTGACGATGAACTTGCGGCCATCCGGGGCGGTGATCTCGAAATCCGGCATCAGGGCGCCGGGCGGATCGACCACCCGCCCCCCTGCCCCCTGGTCGGCGTTGCGTCGGGCTCAGCCGGCGCAACATCCTTCCACTTGCCGACGCCATGGATGATGTCCTGATAGACGGTCTTCAGCCGCTTCAGGTTCTCCCTGAACTGTTCCGGCGACTGCGACTGCTCCAAGCTGCCGAACACGGCTTGCAGCAGCGCGCCTTCCTTGTCCGACACCGCACCGAGCGCGCCGCCGGTCGGGGAGTTCTCACGCATCTGTTGCAGCTTGTCGAAAGCGATGTTGGCGCGGATGCCGTCCAGCAGCTTCGACACGTCATGCGCGGCCGTGCCCGGAACCCCGGACAGGGTAGTGGCGAACGCCCCAGTGGCAGGCAGGATGGCCTTGTCCAGCGCCGCGCCGATCCGGTCGATATCCTCAAGCACGATGTTGCCCGTCCGCACGGTGGCGTCGTCGCGCTTGCCTTCCTTCTTCGCCGCGTCCGCAAGCTTGCGATCCGTGGCCGAGCCGGGGATGACCTCGTAATGGGTCAGTCGCCCGTCTTGGTCGTATACCGCGCGGTGATCCGTCGGCGGGTTCGGTGCGACCGTCACTTGCACGCCCGCACCCTTCTTGTTCACGTAGTCACGCATGAGCCGCTGATACTCAGGCGAGCCAGGCTGCAATCCCGCCGCCGCCGCGACACGCTCAATCTCCGTGGGTTGCGGCTGCCGGGCCAACGCCGCCGCCTGCGCCCGTTGCGCCCGCTGCATCAGCAACGCCGCCTCTTGGTGCAGCCCGGCCGCCTGCGCCTGCATGGCCTTGCCTTCGTAGAACTGCGCTTCACTCAGGTCTTGGGAACCGGCGGTGCGCGGTTGTGGAGGCGCACCAGCGCCGGGCATAGCCGGTCCAGACGGGGCGCCAGAGCCGCCTGGAGCGGCGCCCGGCATCCGGCTCTGCACGTTCTGCACGTAATTCGGGTCGCCGCCGCCGTTGTAAGCCTTGAGCGCGATCGCCTGCTGCGCGGGGTCATTCAGGTCCGTGGCGCCCATCGCGGCGCCCTTGGCCCGCAGGTATCGCATCGCGAAGTCGACGTTTGCCGCCGGGTCGGTGCGCCGCGCCGGGTCCATCGGCGCCACGCCGTAACCGGGCTGCCGTGCCGTGGCGTCCTGGATTTGGCCCAACCCGACAGATTTGCCGTTGTCGCCCACAGCGCCGGGGTTGCCGCCGCTTTCCTGCTGTAGCAGCGCCATCGCCAAGCCCAGCGGCACGCCATGCTGTTGCGCGATCGGTGCCACGAGGCCCATCAGATCGGGCGAGCCGGCGGCCGGCATAGATGCTCGCGGCGCAACCACCCCATCCGATGCGCCAGCCGGCGGAACCGTTTGGGGTGGTACGCCCCCCGGCGAATACGGTGCCATCAGTTCCGCCGCCATCTTCCGGCGCTTCTCGGCGGTGCCCGTAATCTCCTCATCGCCCTTGCGCGACTCGTACCCGCCGAGCAACGCCTGCGCGAGCCGCGAAACGCCCTGCCATGGCGATTGGATGGGTGATGTGTCCATGCCCTGCCGCATCAGCGCCGCGCCTTCCTGCCGCTTGCGCAGCGCGTTGGCGAGTTCCGGGTTCTGCATCCACAGGAGGTTGTCAGACACCGCTCAGCGCCCTCCCGTAGTCGACGGCCTTCAACCCGCTCGCCGTGGTCACGACCGCGCCGGGGTTCACCTTCTCCACGTCCTGCGCCATCAAGCCGATCTGAGGCTTGTCGTCGCCCTGGTAGCGGAACGCATACAGCGGCAGCCCGTTGTTCGCCTTGCCGATCGGCAGAATGTCCTTCTTGGCCCGCGCGTCCGACAGGGCGAACAGCCCCGGCCCGTACTTCATCGCCGCGCCGCCAAGCGTGCCGGCCAGCCCGAACAGCCCGCCCGTCGTGGCGGCGTTCTGCTGGTTCTGCGCGTTCCACGCCGTGAGGTTGTTCTGATAGGCACCGCTCGTCGCCCCGATCACATCGGTAGGGGCCACGATCGCGCCGGCCGTCTGCTGCAACTGCGGGATTTGCACCTGCGAGCCGGTGAGCAACGCCGATGCCTCGTTGAGCGGCATCCCGCGCAACGCCGCCGTCTGCTGGATGCCCTGCCCCACCGTGTCGCCGGCCCGCAGATCGGCCGCCAGTAGCGCGTCATTGCGGCCTGCGTTGAAGTTGCGGAACTCGCGGTTCCACCCCTCCGAGCCCTCGGTGAGCCCGGAATTGCGCAACCGCTGCCGCAGCCCCTCCTCCTGCTCGGAATAGTAGGGATCAAGCCGCGCCCGCTGCGCCGCCAGCAGCCTTTCACGCTCAGCGCCCCAATCGGTGTTGACCGGCTGCGAAAGCTGATCTTTGACGCCGTTCAGCAGGTCGTTGGCCGTCTCGCCGTAGGTGGTCTGGCCCTGGACCGTCAGGTCGTACAGCTTCTGCTGCTCCGGGCTGAGCGTGGTCGTCTGCGTCCAGGTGTCCTGCCCCGGCGCGTCCGGTGTCGGCATCGCGTCATAGCGCGCGCGCGTGCCGGCTTCGTCAAACATCTGCGCTTGGCCAGCACCAGCAGCGCCACCGCCCGCACCGTAATAGCCCGACATGTCGCCGCCCCCGGCGCCGTAGGCATCGGAGTTGTTGTATGTCGGCATCGAACCGGCAGGATGCGCGCTATTCCATTTCGCGCGCTCAGCCTCAACTTGGCTGTTGATCCATGCATTTCGGTCAATCGGCGCCGCGCCTTGGCTGTAAGTGATACTGCCGGTCGGGCCAACCTGATTAACGCGGTTCAACTCCGCCGTTTTGCGCGCGGTGGCGATGTTGCTCGCCGTCTGCGCGTTGGCGGTGACGGTGGGGTCAGGGGCCGGGGGCGGAGAGCCGGAGGATTTGCCCATTATCCACCTTCGCCTTTCGCTCGGCGCTCCAGTTCTTCCCGAACCTTCATTTCAATGAGGAGTTCAAGCTGATCCGTTTCAAACACGGCAGCGATAAGGCGATGCCGATCCCTATAATTCTCAGGGTTTGCGAAATTGTACAGCGGTTCGGGCGGCAACTGTCCCGTTGGCATACCCATCAAGCAGCCTCCTTCATCGCGTTCCCGACAAGCTTTTCGCAAAGCTTGGTGTATTCATCGGCCATCATCCCGAACACCCATGCCGCGCGCTTGTGAGCGAAGTGGTGGCGCAGCACCGCCTCGCGGACCATGCCGAGCCCGTGGTTGAACCGGATCGCGCGCTCGTTGTCGGACGGGATGCAGGTCCAGACCTTGCGGCAGCCGTATTGCAGGAACGGCACCGCCAGCAGGTCCACGATGGTCTGCGGCTTGGCCCAGAACGGCGACGTGCTGGCCATGCTGATCTGGCACACACCGTGCGCCGGGCTGTAGTCGTGGTAGACGATGCCCGCCACAGGCTTGTCAGCCGCCAGCACGGCGATTGCCCGGCACGGCCCGAAGCCCGCGCTGCCGACGTGTGGCAACTGCCGCGCCACCCACGCCGCCACCCTTTCATCGCAGCCAAAAATGAGCGTGTTGGGGGTCAAATGAACGCCCCCCGCTCATAGATCAGCCCGATATTCATCAGGTTGCACTGGATCGAGCCGGTCTGAATGATCATGTGCGGGGCCATCGCGTAGCCCATCGCGCCGACGCTCACCCACTGGTTTTGCAGGGTCAGACCGCTACCCCACACGCCGGTTCCCCACACGGCCGAGCCCCACAGCGAGCCCGCCGCCAGGCTGGAAACCGGCGCGGTAAGGCTGGTGTTGGCGAAGTCCACATCCACGCCGAACGCGACCGTGATGGGGCCGGTGGTCTGGAACACCGGGCGGGCCATGGAGACGCGCTTGATCAGCGCCTCGCCGCCGACATACTGGTAGGAGCCGCGATACTCGGCCACGATATCGGCGCCGTTGTCGCTGGTGCCAGAGTCGGCGATGTAGACCTTGCCGTCCGCGCCGCCGAAATACGGGTCCGCGATGTGCAGCGCCCAGCAATAGGCGTTCTGGCCCTGCCACTGGCACCAAGCGCCGGTCAGGGTGTTGACGACGAACTGATAGAACACGCCGCTGCCCTGCGGGATATTGAAGATGAGCATGTTTGCGCGGGGATACAGCAGCCCTTGCCAACCCGCTTCCGTCTTGGCTGCCCGCACGGCCGCCGTGACCGCGTTGCCGATCTTGCGGCTGATCGCCACCGCCGACGCCTGCGACTGGCCGAGCTGCAGGTAATGGGCCATCGGCTGAAACCCGTCCTCGCCAAGCAGGATGCAATCCGGCCCAAGCCGCACCACGCTTTCCGCGCCCGCCACCGGCTCGCCCACGGCAAAGCGCGCCGACAGGTTCCACGCGCCGCCGGGGTAGTCGCCGAGGTATACGAACACCTCGCCTTGATCGGTGACGATCACCAGCATTTCATTCGCGCCGGCCGCCGCGTTGTCGCGGGTCCATGTCGCGATCTTGGCGATGCTGCCGCCCTTGGTGCAGAGGGGGCCGATATCGAACTCGGTGAGCGCGCCCTGATAGACCCCGACCGGCAGATACCAAACGGAGAGGCTCTCCTTCTCGGCGTAGTAGACCCGTTGATTGAAGATGCAGACGCGGTGCAGGTTCAGCGTCGACGCCACGCCGCCCACCGTGTTGGCCACCGGAACCATCGTGGCGCCATCGTAGACGTGCGGGGTATCGGAGCCGTTCGCCGCCAGCAGGTATTGCCCGGCCGCCGTGGCGAAGTTGGTGGTATCCCACCGCGCGCCCGTCAGGCTGCCCACCAGCGACACCGCCGCGCCGGTCGTGACCTCGTACCAAGTGTCGTCGCAGAACGCCAGCAGCTCGTCCGAGGCGCCGTTATAGGCCGCCAGCGTCTCCACCGGCTGCGCCACCCCGATATCGCAGAACTCGGCAAACCCCCGGCGAAGGCGGCTGTACGTGGTTTCGGGGAACCAGTTGATCAGCGTCTCGGCCTCGTCGGGCTTCATCGCGTCCAACGCGTCGATCGCGTTCCATCCGCCGGTCGCGACCGGGAACGTGAAGTTGCGGGCGACGACGCGGCGGGGGGCGAGCGCGTTCACGAATACCCCGATCCGGGGAAGTTGCCGTCTTGCACGTTGGCCGGGCTGATGTAGATCGGATACCGGCGCCGGGTCATGTTGAGCACCGGGCTGCCACCGTCACGCGCCATCGCGATGTCGGTCTGCCGGTTCCACAGCGCCAGTTGCGTGGAGAAGTCGAAGCCCTTGGCGGCGTAGAGGCGCCACTTCAGCCCTTCGATCATCAGGCGATCATCGAAGATGCACGTGTCCGCATCGGTGGTGAACTGCGCCTGCGGGATCGATGTCAGCCCGCTCGGCCCGGAGATGACCGGCCCCTGCGCCCAATACGAAGACAGATATTCGTATGCCAGCGGTCCCGGCACGTCCCCGGCAGCCGGCGGCGGCCAGATGCGGAACACGTCGAGCCCGCGCCCAACTTGCCGGAACCAGCGTCGCGGCCCGGTGGAGACGATGCCCGACCGCAGCCATTCATCTTCCTGCGGCGATGCCGGGCCTTGCAGCTTCCAGTGGTTGCCACGATCCCATTGCGTGTCGTTGATGAAGGTCACGAAGTCTGCCGGCACCGGGTAGGTATCGCGCCCGAACGACAACGTGCCGCCCGTGGTGGTGGCCGTGGCCTGCATGTCCATCGTGGCGCTGGCCGGCACACCCACCGAGGTCGTCACCAGCCGACTCGACGTGACGATGGCGCTGCCGTTCACCACCCAATCGGACGGGGTGTCGATAGGCCCCAACTCATCCGCGCCGAGGATGTTGCTCAACGCCGCGCTGCCGGACGTGGTGTTGCCGGTGCCGGACAGGGACGCCGACACGTTGATCACCGCCAGCGTCTGGAGCGCGGTCCACTGGCACTTGGTCAGCAGGTCCGCACCCACGGCGTTGATGAGCGCGAACATCTGCACGGTCTGCTGATCCGTCGCCCCGGCCACGACGCCGGGCCGCGTCAAGCCAAGCTCAGCGCAGGCGGATTGCACCAGAGACAGCAGAGGGGCGCCCATGGATCACGCCGACAGGAACACGATGAACTCGACGGTGCTCCAGCGGTAGATCAGGGCCGTCTTGTTCTGCGCCACGCTAAACGAAGCGTTGGCCGAACCGTTGTTGATCTTCCCCCCACTCGGAGGGAATAGCAGGCCCGTGGTGGCAGAGATCGTCTGCACGATCGCTGTCTGGCCGACCGGGAATGCGCTGTCGATCGTGCAAGCCGTCGCCCCCCCGGCCGTGGTCAGACGGTTGACGGTGCCGCCGTACACGACGGGCGAGGAACCGCCCTGCGCCGTGCCAACGCCGGTCAGGCTCTGATTCGACACACCCACACGCGACGCCAGCGCGGGCGCCATGCCTAAGCTGGTCAGGTCATTGGCAAGCGCGGTCATTCCTCGTCTCCTTCATCCGCGTTCTTGCGCGGGCGGCGTTTCGATGCGGCCAGCATCGCGATCTGCTCCTTGAGCAACGCGATTTCCTCGTCCTGCGCCTGGATGCGCGCGTTCGCCTGGATCACGGGCGCGGCCTTCTCGCTGGCCTCGATCAGCTTCTGTGCCCGGCTCACGTACTCGCGGGCGCCCATGCCGATGCGGCGAATGCCTTCCTCGCCCGCGCCGGCCAGCATCTCCACGGTGAAGAAGTGCAGCCCGCGCAGGTGCTGGACGATGGTCGGGTCCATGGGGAACAGCACCGAAAGCGGCGTGCCGTCCGGGTCCACCTTCTGCCCGGCCTCGAAAGCCGCCCACTGGCGGGGGAACTCGTACTTGTGCTGCTCCTGCGCCGCCACGGCGGTTTCGTCGCGCTCGCCGGGATGACGGACGAACAGCACCACCTTGGATTCATAGATGGGGCGCCCGGCCTCCTGCGACTTCTGCGCGTTCAGGGTCGGGACGTTCTCAAACCGTGCCATCCGTCGATCGGGCTGGATCACCATGCCCGTCGACGGGTCCACGGTGCCGGTCAGCATTGCGATATCGCTCATGTACCCTCACAGGTTGGCGGGGGCCGAAGCCCCCGCTTGCCGTTAGTCGTCGGTGCCGACGGCGGGGAAGTTCAGGATCGCCGCCGCCGTATTGGCCGCAGCCGTGGCGACAAGGACGAGCCCCGTCACCTTGGCCGAGTTGCCCGCCGACGCGCCGCCGATCCGCCCCGCCGTGGTGGTGCTGGACAGGATCGTATTGGCCGCCGCCGAGGTGGCCGCGTTCACCGCAGCCGCGTAGCCGGCCACCTGAAGCCAGAAGCCCTGCCCGGTGGTGACGGTCGCGCCGGCCTTGCCCACCAACTTGCCGAGGAAGCCCTTGGCGGTGGTGTTGCTCAGCGCCGAGGCGGTGAAGCTGCTGGTGGTGGAGATCACCGCGATATCGTTGGCGGTGATCGACCCGCCCGCGATGACGAAAATCCACTGGCCCGCGTTGCCGGCGTTCACCCGCGTGCCAACCTGCATCGGCATGCCCGGATATTCCGGGGTGCCGCTGCTGGTCGTGTAGGGGGTATAGGCGGCCGTGAAGTCGACGCCTTCAAGGCCGATGGGGAGGTTGGTGCCGCTCATGTTCTTGCTCCCCCTTACGCCGTCAACACGCCCTGGAGGCGCGAATTGCTGACGGTCATGTTGCCGGCCCAGCCGATCAGCTTGACCATCGCATCCTGGTTCACGCTGAACCGGTCAGGATCGAGCGGGACCATGTTCCGGTCGCGGTGCGGGCGGTAGAAGATGTAGTTGGTGTTCAGGAAGTACATCGTGTTCGCCGGGGCGCCGCCGGTCGTCGGGTTGGTGTCCGACGCATAGCCCTGGAAACCGCCGTCCAGCACCACATCGATACTGCGGCCGGCGCCGAAATACTTCAGGCTGGTGAACCCCGAGCCGGCCATCTTCTCGTCGGTGATGCGCTGGATCGCCTGAAGGCTTTCCAGATACAGCGCGTAATAGCCATTTGCGGCCACGATCAGGTCCGGGCCATCGTTGCCGCGCACGAGCTGGAGCGCGACCGCGTTCATGTACCGCTGGATGTTGGCGCTCGTCGCCGCCGCGCCGCCATCGGTGACGGCGCTGTACGCGACGTTGCGCCAGAACTGCCAGGTGCCGCGATCGATGCCGCCGATGGTGCCGGACCCAGGCGACGTGCTGATCAGTGCCTGAAGGCCGGTGATCTGGCCGGTGGCGGTGCCGTCCGAGTACACGTCATAGGCCATGCCGTTCATCATCGTGTCCTCGGCGTTCTGCATGCGCGATTCCAGCAAGTCGATGATGGCCTCGGTGCCGCTGTTCTGCAGCTGCTCCAACCCCGAGATCGAGACGGCGACGGCGCTCTGACGGATCGGGAACTCGGCCGCGCTGAACACGTCGGAGGGGCTGATGTTCAGCACCTCATAGCCGCTGTATCGCTTGTAGGTGCCGTTCTGCGCGTACGCCAGTTCCTGCACGATGGTGCGACCGCCGCTGAACGGCTTCGCCTTGCCGCGCCCCTTGAGGCGGTTCAGCAGGGCGTTGTTGCGCGTCACGTTGTCGGCCAACTTGCCGGTGCGATTTCGCAGGGTCGTGGTAACGATTTCGGAAAGATTGGGCGATGCCATCGCCGCTAACTCCTATGGGATCGGGCTCAGTTGAGCCGGCCGCTCATGGCGGCTTCGATTGTTTCCCGCAGGGTGTCCGGCGGCTTGGTGAAGCCGTTTACGGAGGGCGAACCGCGCACGGATACCGCCTTGGCTTTCGCTTGGGCGGCGGCCTGCGACCGGGCGGCGGTGGCGGCCTTGTCGCGCGCCTCCTGCTCGGCTTTCTGGATCGCCTGGAACACCTGGGGATGGGCTCGGCAGGCCATGTCGTACGCCGTGGCCAGATCGTCGGCCTGCCCGCTCGTCATCAGCGCGCCCATCATCTTCTGGACCGCCGGAAAGTGGACATGCTTGGGATCGGACTTGAACGTGGCGATCTGGCGGTTGATTTCCGCCATCCGCGACGCCTCGGCCTGCTGCTGTTGCTCGGTGTGGGCACGCTCCAAGGCTTCAAGCCGCTGAAGCGCGGCATTGATGGCCTGGTCGTTGGTGATCGGCTGCTGCTGGCCGAAGCGGGTCAGGTCAACGCCGAAATCGCGGGCAAGCTGCTGAATTGCCTCATAGGGCCGCTCCTGCAACGCCTTCTGCGCGCCGAACAGCGCCCGCACGGCCTCGGCCGGGGGGATGCCGCGCGCCTGATACAGTTCCTTGTGCTCGTCCAGAACCGCCTTGACGGGCTCCAGTTCCGGCGGGATCGCGGGGGCAGCCGGCTCGACGGGTGCGGCCTGCGCCTCGGGGGGGGCTTCCGGCTCGGCACCATCTACCGGCGCCTCGGGCTCGGCGTCACGGGCGACGAAACGGCCCCGTTCATCGCGCTCGGCCTCGCCGCCTTCGTCACGGGCCGAGACTTCTTCGATCGCCGCCGAGATCGCCGCACGAAGGTCATCGGAAGCGTCGGCTTCCGGCTCGGGGGCGGCATCAACCTGCGGGGCTTCGGTCGTCTCGCTCATTATGCAGCGCCAACGCTCGACTTGTGCACGTAGGTAACGCCTGTTCGAGCGTCATAAAGGACTGGCGGAACCATTCGCTCATCCGGCACGCGCGCTTCCGCGCTCCACTCACAGGCGCGGAATTCCAAATATTTCTTTCGAAATTCTTTGTCGTCCAGAATGGTTACGTTGATGGCCTTCATGCGTCACCCAAAATCCTCGTCGGCTCATCGGACCAATCGCGGAGGCTTTCGACCGGCGGGACCTGGTATCCCTGCTCCACCATTTCGATCGCGCGCTTGATGTCCCGCTTACGGGATTCCCGACTCTCGCGGGGAGGATTTCGGTTAGTAAGGTTATCGGTGCCCACCTCAACCAACCCGTGCGCCTTCGTGACCTCGCGAAACCGCGATTTGCTGTCCATCACTTCGCCCGTGGCGGGATGAACGGCGGCATCCATCGTATCGCGCCGGATGGACGGGAACCGCTGCGGCGGGCGCTTCCACCCTGTCACGTCCACGAAGGTTTCGCCGTTCCACACGTAATTGCGCTTGCCGCTCATGCTGCCCCCATCAGGAAAAGTGCGTCCTCGTCATCTTCATCCGCCAGCCGCTTGCGCGCCGCCGTCACCACCGCGACCAAATCCGCCACCGTCTGGCGTGTGCGCTCCAATTCGGCGGGATCGCGGGCCAAACTGCGCCAATCCACCGTCGCCACCCCCGGCGCAGCCTCTACAGCGCGCTCAACCTCCGGTGCGGTGGTTTCCTCGACAATCTCCGCCGCCATGCCTAGCGCGGCCTCTAGCGCCAGCCGCAACCCCTGCGCGTCTGCCAGGCGTTCGGCCTCAGCCTTGGCGCGCATCGCCTCGATGCGACGTTCCCGGCGCGATCGTTTTAGGATGCCGTCGTGGGTATCGCCGGCGCCGCCTTCCATCATCGCGATAAACTGGCCGGTGATCGGAACCGTGCCGGCAATATCGGCGGTTTTTTCCAGCCATGCGGTCAGCGTGCCTGTTACGTCGATCTGCCCGGCGATGGTTGCCGCTAAAGCGTTGGTGGCCGATAGACTGCCGGTAATCCCGACCGTGCCGGCAATTTGCGCTTCAAGCGCGTTGGTGGCGGTCAGCGAGCCCGTAACGTCAACGCTGCCGGCAATCGTCGCCGTGACGCTGGCCGCCGCCGCCGGTCCCATCGCCGCGAAAATATCGTCATCCGGCCACAGCAGCATCTGGCCGGGGTCAGCGGACAGATCAGCCATCGCGGCGTCAGGCAGCACGCCCTTAAAAACATAGAACAGGGCAATGGCCCCGTCTTCCATGTAGTTGGCCGCGTCAGACAATCCGCCGAAGGATAGGTTTCCAGTGGCACCCGATGTTCCGGTATAGACCACCGAGACACCATACCACTGCCCGTTGGTGATTGTCACATCACATGGGTTGGTGCTGCTCTGTTTGACGCCATCGATCCAGGCGGCTTGAGCATTGAAGCCGCCGCCCGACGTATAGTGGTACGCATAGAATTTGTTTACGTTGCCGTAGCGGTTGCCCATGTCCAGGGCGATGCCGCGCTGCGCCGTGGCGAGATAGATGGTTGAGACCAGTCCCGCCACACCCGTCGGCCCACTGCTGGGCGGGGTGGTGTTGCGCATGCACATGGTGACGATGGAGAAATCACCACTCAGCGTGTCCTGCATGGTCAGGACGGAATTTTGCAGCCGCAGATATTGGCCGACGATGCCGTTAGTCGGCGTGGCCGTGCTGCCAAACGACAGCGATCCGCGCCCGGTGGTGCTGCACAAATCCCACACCGTGGCACCATTGAACGCGATCGCCGTGGTCAGAGACGACGCCAGCGGGTGCGCGGTGTTGATCCGGGGCAGGCCGGGGGGGATTGATAGCCCGCGCCGAGGGCGGAACGGGAGATACATGGCTACAGCGCCAGCGCGACCGGGCCGACCATGATCTTATTGCCGCTTGACGGCAGCGCGACACCGGAGACGTTGCGCAGCAGAACCTTGAAATCAGGCGCCGGCAGCCGCACCAGAACGCCCGACAGGTTGCCGGACGCATAGGCGGTGTTCAGTAGCGGGATGCGAAAATCCGGCGCCCGCGCCTGGTCCGCATTTGAGACAGTCAACTGATAGCCGCTGTTATCATCCTTGGTTACCCACCAGCCCGCGAGGTAGCCGCCGGAGGATGGCGTTACCGCACCGCCGGCATAGAATGACACCTGCCCCCATACCCCGCTGGCAGTGTCCGACTGCGTGAACACGCCCGATGTGCCGCCGACGCTGGACAGCGCCGTATTGCCGTTTGCCAGCGAATTTAACTCACTGGTCAGCACCGCAAACGGCGTGGTGATGAAGCCGTTGGTGCCGGGCGCCCATAGTTGATTGGTCATTACAGCGCCCTCGCCGCCACAAGATCAGTCACACCAAGGCCCTGCGGCCATCCCAATGACTGCGCGATCGTCTGCGAACGCATCAGCAGCGCCAACGTCGCCGCTTTGTCGCCTGCGTTCATGATCGTTTCCGCCACAAGCCCATCGAGAAACGACACCAGCGCCGCGCGCTGGACGGGGCTCTTAGGGTCCAATCCGCTGAACCCGTCGCGGTCTACCATCTCAATCGCGTTCCATGCCGTGGCACGCTGGCCAGGCGTCAATGCCCCACGATTGGCACGCTCCCGCGCAGCGCCGAGGATGCCGCGCCGCGCCCACAGCTTCCCGATATCGGCGCCACTGACAGCCGCCTCAGATACCACAGGGGTTGTGTTCAGCGTGGCGGCAATGGCGTCATCGCTCATGCCAGTATAAGCGGGCTTCGCGATCTCATCCCGCAGCGCCAGATAGTCCGTCATCAGGCGCCCCCAACCGTGATCGTCACGGATGAAACGGTGCCGGCCTGTGAAACCGCGATACTGGTGTTGTCGATCTCCATCACGCCACCGCCGCCCGACGCGGTAACGTTGCCCTGCGCAAAGCAAACCGCGCCACTGGTGTAGAGCCGAAAGGATGCCGCCGTGCCCGCGCCGGAGCCGGTGAACGACCACGTTCCCGCTTTGCTGCACACGCCCGCCGAAGCCGTCAAAGCCGGGCTCGGCAGCGTAGCGGTTGCCAGTGTGCCGGATGGATCAGCCGCCGCGCAGTTGGCCGGCACCGCGCCGGAGAAGATTGTGATGGTGCCGCCATCCGCAGCGGTGACGATATCGCCCGCCATGGTGTTGCGAAGCGTCGCGCCGAGTTGCAGTGCCATCAGCCCGCCTCCACCATGCTAGTCGCCCCGGAAATCCGCCCATCTGGCCCGCGCACCGCCTGCACCGTCCGCTTGGCCAGAACGCCCTTCATCACCGCCTCATGCGATTGCGCATGCTGCTGGCCGAGTTGCTGCAACATCTTGCCCACGTCCTGCAACGCGCCTTGCACCGCGCTGATATCCTGCATCTGGCCCTTGATCGCCTCGGCATCGGCCTTCTGCCGGGCGGCGGTTTCTGCCAAGCCAACCTCGCGCGATTTAATCGTCTGATCCTGCGCCGCCATCGTCGCCTCGTGCATGTGCCTCTGTTCATCAAGCGCCAGCTTGCGCGCCTCGATTGCGCCGTCCTGTTGCAATTTGGCTTGCGCCAGCGCCGCATCCTGTTGCAGCTTCTGCTGTGCAATCTGCGCGTCGGCCTGAACCTTCATCATCGCCGGATCGGGCGGCGGTTCCGGCTTCGGCTTGCTGGCGGCCTGCTGCAACTGCTCCAGCGCGGTTTCAAACACCGCTTCCATCTCGCGGCCGACCGGGAAGCCGCGCACGCCGAACAACAGCATTTGCCCGGCCAGAACGCCAATCTCCGGCACCTGTAGCGCCAGCGGCACCGCCTGGCGCAGGAACTCGCCCGCCATCTTCAGGAAGTTGACGCGGGCCGTCTGTTCCTGCTCCTGATCGGCGATGACGGTGCTGTCCACCTCGATCTCGATCCGAAAGCCGCGCGTCTGGTCGTTCTTCAGCAACGCAATGGCCTGCATGGCGGTGTTGGGGTCGGCGCCTGTCGTCTGCTGGTAGTCGCTCAGCAGCAGCAGCGTTTGCGGGTCGAAGTGCTTGGCAATGATCGCGCCCGTGATCCGCACCATATCCCGGCAGAACCGCGCCACCTCGCCGACGCGGGACCGGAGCCGCAACTGCGCGAATTGCCCCTTCAGCCGTTCCGCCGTCGCGGTGGCGCTCGCCATCCCCTGCCCGCGCACGATATCGGCAATGCCGGTGATCTCGTACAGGTCGCGCTTGGTCTGCTCCCGCACCTCGACAAGCTGCTTGAGCGCGAGAACCATCTGATCCAGCGGCAGGAAGTCCACGGCGCCCTTGAAGCCGCCGCTGTCGCTGAACGCGCCCCAGTTCTCCACCGGCACAAGCTGGTTCTCGACGCCCTCGTTCATCACCCGCTGCACGCCATCGGCGGCGGAGTTGTAGACGCCCGCCACCTTGGTTGCCCGCGCGATGTTGCTGATCCGCGCCGTCAGGTCGTCCAGTTCCCGCGCCTGATCCTGATAGAACTTCAGGTCAGCCGCCGGCATCAGGCTGGCGTTGCTCAGCGTGGCATACAGGGGGCGCGGGCACGGGAAGAATTCGGGCAGCTTCAGGAAGTCGTCTTTCTCGTCCAGCGTGGAAGCGCCGTAGTCGGGCGAGAACCAGATGACTTTGCGGCTTGGCTTGTCCCACAC